TATATGACCCCGCTCCCAAATATTGTCCGAGCCAAAGTGTATTGAGCTCCTGTAGACATAAGCTAGTATTTGTTTTTAATGCTTGGACTGTGATAGGTGCCACAGAAAAAGTGGTATCACCGCTACTAGACCAACCACAAGTAGTTCCTGTTTGAACTACTAATGTTTCACTCAAAAGGTTTACGTTCTGTGAACCCTTGATACCTGGTATGACGTTAACATACTTCATCGTTACTGGAGTGAGGACAGCTTCACTAATGATATCAGGAGAAAGTTGGTCTGTGTAAGTTGCCAACCCTGCTAAATCATAGTTAAAGTTCAGTTTTTTAAGATTGTTTTTCATCTTTATTACTAATGTTTTGTTTCTAATGCCTCACGTAGTTTTCTAAATTGTTCGTATTTGCTTTCTACTGCTGAGGTATTTTTTTCGTTTATTGTTTTTTGAGTGTAAACTCTTGAACCTGCTGGTTCTTTACTGAACTTTTGGAACTTGCCGTCAAGTTCAGTTTGTTTAGATGCAACTGCATCAATTTTGTTTTCAATTTTTTTGAGAGCTTCTGCAAAAAGGTTAGCAATCTGTTCTAATTGTTCGCTAGACATATCTTCCGTTTTTTCTTCAACGTTGGAACGTTCTACAATTTTCCCGTCTTTTGTGGTAATTCTAATTTTCACTTCATTACCTTCACTATCCTTTAATTCTACTTGGTGTTCTCCATCAGGCGCTTTTTCTTTCTTGTCGCCTGATACAACCATAACGTCTTCACCCACATCAAATGTAGGGGACTCTAAAATTGCACCATCATAGGTTTTAGCTTCAACAAAACCCGTTTTTCTTTTTTCGTTGTTTGCTACAGATTGCACGCCTTCAACAGAACCACCGATAATTTGTAATACATCACCGCCATCAGTTTCGTATTCACCATCTGCGATAGCAGATAATGAACCATCATAACCAACTTTCATTACTCTACGACCAACTATAATTGTTTCCCCTTCCATACGGATAGTTGAACCATTTTTTAGTTTTACGTCAGCAAATTTTTCTTGTGATGCCATACTTTCGTCTTTAATGTCTTCACTTTCTTTTTCGTCTTCAATTTTTTCGTCAGCAGTTTCCCCCATTTTAATTTTGGAAACTTTGCCTTCATCGTCAACTTCAATTTCAGTGCCGTCATCAAGTTTGTGCGTTCCTGCGGGAGCCGGTATCATACCTTCTTCCGTAGCAATATAAATCGGAGCACCAAGTTCAAGTTCACCTTCCATTTTAACCATCATTCCCTGTTCGGTTTTTGCTTCGTAAAATGATTGGGTAGTTAAACCTAATATCTTCATTATTTTTTCAACTGCGATTTTACTATTCATCTTTAATTGATTTTAGTATAGCTTTGATTTGGTTTATTTGTTTATCCTCCTTTGAGAATATAGATTTTTCGGCAAATAAGCCTTCAACCGAAAAACCAGTCAATTTTTTTTCTTTAATCATTTTCCACACCATATCATCTTCCACCTTCATACTCACAAACCACGTTCCCACAGGTAGATTGAAACCATAGGCGAAACTCTTATCTTTTTCAGGGTCTTCACTAACCCAACTTTCAGTCACCCACACTTTTTCTGCACCTAACTTTATTCCATCGTGTTCTACACTTGTTTCATCAGTCCTACGTTGGCGAAGAAACTTTTGTGCCATCTTTGAAATACTGGCTTTGGAAAAATACACCCAATATAAATTACCTAATGCATCGTAGCGGTGTATCATACGATTTGGTATCATAGCTGCACCAATAATAATTCGTTTTTCATCATCCATAAACATAAGTTGCTTATGCTTTTCTTCACTCATTTTTCTTATTGATTGTAGCTTGTTGCTAGCCCAATTTATTCCTGTATCACCACCCCACCCTAACCAAGCGACATAACCGGCATCTTTCCAAGGTGTAGTTTCAAATTCAGGTGCAACTGCACTATTCTTTTTATGTCTTTGAAATGCAGACATTCTGGCAATGGTATCTTCACTAATGTTTTCCCCACTACATAATTGGTTAGCACGTGTCCAACCAATTTGGGTCATTCCTTTAACTTCGTTCCCGTGTTCTTCACGCCATCTTAAAACTTTACAAGCGTTATTCTTTGCACTTTCAGGGTAGTCATCATAAGATTTGAACTTTAATACAATTTTGTTGAAACTTGAACCACCTTGTCTTGGTTGTTTATCACGGGCAATTTGTGTGGCTGTTGCTGGTTCACCATCTTTTCTAACACCTGTATTACCAACCCTAGCTGTGTTCGTATTTCTTGTATCTGGCTGTTCTTGTGGGGTAAGTTCATTACTTTCAATTAGTTCACCCGTAGCACGTGCTGACTTATCAATATTCCCTGTTTGTTTGTAAATTAAACGAACCCACTGATGTCGGCAGTTATAAGAACCCCTCCACCGAAATATGTCGTAGTTGCTAGGCCCAACAGGGTTGGGGTTTGCTGCTGATAATTTGTCTATATCTTCTATTGTATAAACCCTATTCAGTTGCAACATATCAGCACAAAACTGGCGGTTCTTATTATCCCTAGGCCCTGCGTATTTGTATCTTACACGATAAGGAACATCTTTGTCTTCACGGCTTTCAGCATTAGGGTTAGAAATAAAACTTTCCTTCACCATATTTGTAATTGCTTGTTCCGTCATTTTTTCTACACGGACAACTTCCCAACCTTCACCAATTAAATTAGTATAAGGTTCACCAAGTTCAACTAATAAAGGGTTGTGGCTACAAAAATCATCTTCTACAATAGTATAACCATTATAGGTTTCAACTTCTTCTTCTGCATTAAATGCCAACCAAGTTTCTTCGTGGGCGGGACGTGAAACTAATGATATTGCTTCAATACCACTTTCTTCATATTCGTCATCAATAAATAATTCAATTATTTTTGTAGAGTCCATCTATAATAAATATATCAAGGTTAAAAATATTCCACTTTTTACAAAAGGGAACGGGATTTTATTGTTCTATCAAATTGCTGCTGTGTAGACATTTCCTGACCTACCACATAAGTTTTAACAGGTCTTTCAGTAAACCCAGCTGCGATAGCTGTTGAAATTGCTTGTGCTGTATCTGTTGAACTTGTTTGTGAAGCCAAACCACCCATAGCGAAACGTGGTTGTAAACCTGCACTATTGATTGCGTTTAGAAGTGGTAAGTAAGCTGATGTAGCACGTGCATTCACAACAAATTCACCATTACTAATCATAGCAGGAATACTATCACTTGTAGAAGTTCCAGCACCACTAACCATACCACCAGCAGCCCTGTTCGCACTTACCTTATATGGTGGTGGTGCTTTTGTTTTGTCGCCACTTTCAGGTGCTTCAAATTTGGTTGCTTTAATTTTACTAATGTTTACAGCAGTAGCCGCACCTAATGCTACAGCATTTATACCTTTAACTATCCAGTCAAACGGGGAAGGTAATGTGGAAGGTTGTGTAAGTATTTGAACTATACCACTAGCTGCGGACATAACAGCAGTTGCGACCTGTAATTTCTTTCTTTTGTTGAATGCGGCTTCACTTGTTTTTGCTTCTTCGTCATAACTACCTGCTAACGCATTTGTTAAAGAAGCAACAGCATCTATGGTTGCACTAATTGTTTTACCAATAGCTTCTAACTTCTGTGCTTCAAGTTGGTTTCCAAGTGTTGCATATTTTTCTTTGACACTGAATACCGCAGCTTCATATTGTTCTTGTGTGAGTTTCTTTGTTTCTAAATCAGCTTTCAATACCGCAATTTCCTTCGCTTCACTTTCAGCTAAAACTGCTGCCCTGTTATCAAAGTAAGCTTTCGTTCCTGCTAATAACCCCTGACCTTGTAATTCCAATAAACGCAACCTTTCGTCAAACCCTTTCAGGAATGCATCACGTTCTTTTGTTATTTGTTTTTCATCTATTGCATTCAGTTCATTATTGTATGCTACTTTTAGGTCAGCCCTAATTTGTTGTTTTTCTTCTTCACTCTTCTTTATAAATTCCTTATCACGTTCTAACGCAGCTAAATCATCATTATACTTGTCTGTTCTGGCTTGTTTTTCTCTTGCAACATCATCAAGAATACCACTTGTTTTTATATCCCTAATTTTCTTATTAAAATCTTCGGTATCTTTAACTGCTTGTTCTGCATCTTTCTTTGTTTTTGCAGCGGCATCATCAATAACCTTCTTGTCTTCCGCTAACGCTTCTTTAATCTTCTTTGTATTCTGTTGCCTTAAAAGTTGTTTTTCAGCATCACTTTTCTTTTGACCTGTAATTTCAAGTTGGTATCTTTCATCTAA